ACGTATCTCTTCTATTGTCATCAACATCACCTGGGTCAAGATTCGGTTGTATAGTTACATTTTGATATATGTCAGGTATGTTAGGTTGATTTAAGGTCTTACCTAAGATAAAATCTCTGAACTTTTTTGTGGAATCAAAATCTAAGTAACTTGGCATTATTTTCTTTTATCTATAAATAGGTATGAACGAGAAATATTAAAGAGTTAAGTAGTCTTTTGCGTCGGATTTTCCTAATACATCTCTCCAAGTCTGTTGACTTCTCATTATTTCATTTGTTAGTTGATCACCTATATTGGGTACCGTAACGTTTAAATTAACATTTTTTGTTGTTGTTGATGGTGGTGGTGTTTGAGTTTGTGTGGTTGTTGATTCTCCTCCAAAATATTTTTTAACTTGTTCAAAAAGAGTTTCTTTAAGTTGTTTTCCTTTATCACCTAAATAATCTGCCGCCGCACTAATTAATGGATTATTATTTAAAAAATTTTCAACCATATTTTGAGCACCCTCAATTCCTGATTTAATTAAATCCGGATTTTCTTTAAATGTTTTATTGGTAAAATCAGTGACTTTATCTAACGCTAATTTTGTGATATTATCGATACCTCCACTACCATTAATACCATCTCTACCAATTCTAGTCATGTTTCTTAACTGCATTTGTACCATTGCAGCAACATCTCTTCTAATGTTTTCCACATTATCTAATTGGTCTCGAGCAATGTCTTCTACACTCATTTTTTGAAACTGTTCTCTATTTTGTAATAACGCATCAATTTGTACTTGAGATAAGTCTTCAATTGCTTTACTTTGTTCTGTTATACCCAATTTTTTCTGTAAACTTTCTGGTACATCAATAATCATTTTACCACCATCCATTCTTGATAGATTGGTTAAAAATTCTTGATCTTCAGGTTTTAAATTTAAACCTTTACCCATTAACGCGGTACTTGCCGCAAGTCTTTCTTGAGACGCGATTGCGGTTCTTGTCAATTCTTTATAATCAATACCAAGAGTTTTCGCCATTTCTCTAGCTCTTCTTAAATTAACTCCTGAAATTTCAAACCTACCTTGTTCACTATTATATGTTGCTAAACTACCAGCAGCCTCAATCAATGCGTCTTGTAAACCTTCAACATTATTTGTTGCCATGTACATTAACTTAAGTGGGTCATTGAAATCACCGATTGCTCCACCTAATACTTGTAAGTTCGCTGATAATTCAATTGCTTTATCAGGGTCCATAACATTTTCAGCAATCTTAAATGCCTCACCCATACTGATTCTAAATTCAGTTGCCTTTCTTGACATTTCAGCCAATCCTTGTATACCGTTTTTAAAACCAAACTCATTTAATTTTTCAATATTAGTTCTTAAATCTTGTGTTGTTTTTTTACCTGAAAGTCCTAATTCTAGTGAACCCTTTCCCGCCTTTTCAATAGCGACGGTAGCAGAACTCGCTCCGACACCAATTTTTTCAAATTGTGAGATAGCTTCACCCATATCTCTTAAGTCACCAATAAATGCTCTTGATGTTGCGAACGTACTTTCAATTGTTTTTTGTGATACTAGATTAAATCTACCAGATTCTTCCATGATTTTTCTAATCATGTCTCTCACGTTATTCATACCATAACCGAATCTAATTCCTGCCGCTGTTGAATCAACAATGTCGTCTCTTAACGTTTTGGATAAATCTCCAGCAATACCGATACTTTCATTAATATCAGTTCTAAGCTGTGATTCTCTAGCCAATTGATTTAAAATTTGATCTCCTACCGCACCTATTGCACTAAAAATTGTTTTTACACTAAGGCCGTTTTTTTGTACAATGTCCAATAAATTACCGATACCAACTATTTCGGATTGTGAAAACTGAGATGTTTGTTCTGAACTAAAGGCAGCAATTGAACTGTTTAATGCACCCGCGATGGAACCTGTAATTCCCGCACCTGTCGAAATAGATGAGGATCTTTGATTAGAAGCAGAACTACTACTTAGTGATTTTAATGCACTATTCACATCACGTTTAAAATCGGACTCACCTCTTTGGTCTTTGATTTTCTGTAATTCTTCAAGGTTACCACTTTTAAGTGCACCTAATATATCTCCCATAACTATAAATAGATTATTGTTTATTTTCTATTTCAATTATGTAGTTGACATAATATCTTCTTAAATAAATTGGCATAGTGAGTAATTCACTATAATTGAAACCTTTTTTAATTAAATATAAAAACTCATCGAGCTGAGTTTTCCTATATTCCATAGAAAGGGCGAAAAAACTCAACCCCGAATCCGATATTAACTTGGATTGTGTCTCCTGACGGGGTAGTTGTTGTTTGGACTAAATCTAATCCGGGTTTGTTATCTCTTACAAATTTTTGAAAATCTTGTGAGTCTTTAATGGGTAATGTCTCAATAAAATTTCTAATATTCATTGGGTCTTTATTACCCTGTACTGATTTAATCATCATTTCAAGTCTCTTTGTAACGACGGGGGCAACACCAATACCGTTCCAACTAACTTTAATTTGTTCTAAATCGTTTTCTTGTTTTTGTGTTAAGAATTTAAAAGTAACCTCTACCTTCGATTTTTCCATGAAATAAGTATATTCCCCGTTTGAATCTTCAGGTAAATTAAAATCTTTAATTTTTAATGTTGATAGGTCTATTTCAAATGTAAATGATTCTCCCGTTTTCGGGTCATTTGCTGTGATTTTATACTCAGAACCAAACGCAGTATTTCTTAAGAATATAAGAATAGCTTGTCTATCCTCATCAACAATATCATCGACATTAATGTCCTTATCTAATATTTTTCTTTTTAATAATTCATCAACAACCGTATTAGTTGCCACTAAATTTGGTGATGATAAGATATTCTCATCGGCGGCGGTAAGATATGCCACTCGTAATGATTTCTTTTTATTTTGGTAATGAATTCCTTTACTTGGTAATTCAACCACGTCGTATGCAATTGTTGGGTCTATTCTAAATTCTTCCATAGGTATAATTTAACTAATAACTATACCAAAGTAAAGTTTATATAAAAAATAAAGGAGTGTCGTCGAAACAACACTCCAATATAAGCAGATTATTTTTATTATAAGATTAGTAAACTTGAATACATCTATCCATTCTTAAAGAACATGTGATAGAAGCTAAATCATCTCTTGAGTAGTCTAATTCATTGAAGTTCAAGTCAGTAATAAACGCTCCTTGAATAATCCATTTTTCAACTACAACACCCGTTGGGTCAAGCATTTCTAATTCAATATCTTTTTTATATCCAGCAGCATAACCCATTCTACCTGTAACTGATTCCGCGTGTAAACGGAACCACTCCATTAAAGCTTGAGACGCCGAAGGACCAATTGGGTCTTTAAATGTCATTCTGATTTCATTCCACTCAAATCTACCGGCAACATATGTTGAGGTGTTCAAGAAAGGAATTGCAACTGAGTTAATTTTTGCTGAAGGTCTAGCTGCCGATGTTACATACCATTCATTGATACCCAAAGATGATGGGAATCTAACGATAAATCGGTTTACTCTTTTCGGTTCGTATGGAACCGGCATTTTCATTAATAAATCTGCCATTTTGTATTTGTTAAGTTTTTAGTTATTTTTACTTTCTAATAAATATACCTCAAATGGAAATAATTTTTTTTAAGATTATATATCAGAAATAGTTGTTTTTATCAATAATTTTTCGTAGTTTTTTACAAGCCCCAGTATTACCAGTTCCAGTATAAAATTTCTCTAATTATCTATCATTAAATATAAATACTAGTTTAACTAGTTCTAGTATACTGGATTTGGTATAATTGTATAAAAATTATAAAATATGTTTCCACGTGGAACATCTAAGAAATAAGAAAGGGTTCCACAACGGGAACCCTTATCTATTTTATATCTCCTTTTAGATTAGATATTTTCAAATGAAGCTCCTGTTGGAGTAATGATAAATTCTACATCAATAAATTCAAGAGAACGAGTCGGTTTGATATAAATCTTACCTCTCAATGTATTAGCATCAATGTCCTCAGGATCGTTAGATACTGATACACGGAACTCATAAAGACCTCTTTCTTTCTTAATTGATTCCAAAATTGGGTTTACCAATCTTAAAAACTCATTTCTAACCTGTTCGTCATTTTGTTCAAATAACAATCTAACCGCAACAGCAGAAATTAATTTCCTTGCCCTTAAAAGTAATCTTCTTACGTTGATTCTATCAAGTGCCGATTCTCTAACCTGTAAAGTTTTATTACCCCAAATAATTGTACCTGTATCAGAGAATGTTGCGATTGGGTTTATTCTGTTTTTGTATAGGTTATCTCTTTCATCAAGTGTTAATTTCTTAAACGCTTTGATTGAGTTAACAATACCTCTTGAATAACCTGCTACCGCGAACCAAGGATATGATACATTGTCCGTCAAAGCAATGTTTCTTACAACCTCCGCAGTTGGTGGAATGTAAAGTTGTGTAGCATTATCGGTATCTCTTACTTGAATCCAAGGCCAATATGTTGCTGAATAGTTAGAATCTAATCCTAAGTTATCAACTTCTTCAGAAATATCATCTGCCGATGTAATAAATTCAGGACCCGGAGCGTTCATAATATATAACGAATCGGCTCTTTCATTTTCAACCATATCAATTGCTTGATTAACTAATGAACTGTGATTCAAAAAGTCAATACCCGGAGTTGCAAATACGTTAATATCAACAGCTTCAGGGTTAGCAAATGTTTCAATTCCTTCTAAATAAGCATAATAGTCAGAATTTGCAACGTCGGCGTTAAATACTCCTCCGTGGTCTAAATCGTTACTTGTATAAGTCGATTTACCAAATATGAAACCATCTCCATAAGTTCTTACGTTTCTGTAGATATCCCAACCATCAAAACCACCACAAACTGCAAATGTAAATTTACGATTTGCTAATATTGTAAGTTTATTTCCAGTACCTAATTGACCCTCTAAATCGTAAGGGGTTGTTTTAAATTCAAAACCTGAATTGGTTGCCCCTGTTATTGTAGAGGCATTTATTGATAAGTGAAAACCGTGTGTTACACCGTTCGCACCTAATCCTTTATTTTTAAGTAAATCTCTATCAAAACCAATCTTAGAAGAAAGACCTAAAGAAACTTTTCTTATTTTATCTCCACCTTCTACATTTTCAGAACCATCAGCATCGTATGTAATAACATCACCTGCATCATAGTAATCAGTTTTGTATATTAAATCACCTAATTGAGCACCCGAACCAAAATTTGAATTTGTTTTAAATCCTTTAAAACCAGCAGGAAACGCGTCTGTTGGGTGACTACTATTCATAGATAACATGATATACTTTGAACGTAACTCATATTCACCATCTGATGTACCAACTTTTCTCGCAACATAACCCGGTAAATCAGGATTCATCGAACATCTTGAATATTTCTCAAGTACAACTTGATTGTCGTCAGTATCGTTAAAATCACGAACCAAAATGTCAAATTCACCCGTCTCAATATTAATGTTTTGAATCATTAATTTTACTTGAAAGTTTGCTGCCTCTCCATCTGATATTGTAATAACATCAAATAAATCAGAAACTTTACCACCACGTACTTCAGAAACCACAGTTGGTGATAATGTTGTATCCCAAGATTTTATAAAATTTTCATTATCACTTTCATAAACTTCAGTTAGACTTAATCCTCTAACTAATCCTCTTTCAAATGATTCTTTTAAGAATTTAGGATAAACCTCATGTACATAAAGTGGGAAATCTCCTCTGTTTTTATCAAAAACATCAATACCTAATACTTTAGTGATGTATTTTGTTGATGTCGTATTTAAAGAACATGTGTATGATTTAGCTCCTCCTGTAGAACCCGTAACGTTAATTACAAACTCACCCAATGGATTAATTTCAATGTTATCAACATCTTCTGTTATAGAAAAATAATCATTTGTTGTTACTTCATGTAATAAAGTGTTTCCACTATAATAACCTCTTGACCTTAACGCGGCAACTACAACATCGTTGTAATCAGTATTTAAACTAGCGTTATATGTGTATTTTGTCACATCAAATCTAGTTGTACCACTGTTATAAATAAATTTATAAGAATAAACCTCATCGTTGTTATTGGAAACTAATGAATTATACCATTCTTTCCCGTTTGTGTTATCGGCATATAGTTTACCTGTTAATGGAGAAACCACTTCGGTTCCTGTTGGTTCAGACCCTGTACCCAATTCTCCCATAATAAACCAGTTATTATGATTTGCGGATGTGAACCCACTAAAAGTTTTGAAAATATAGTCAGTAATTGAATCTCCGTCTATTGATGTTTTATCTGATAATTCGGAGTAAAGAGTGCTACCTGTTAAATTTGCCATGGTGTTACCTGACATTACTAAACCTGTTGTTACTCCACTGTATGTACCTAAATTAATACCTCCGATTGTTTTGATACCAAATGTTTTGTTTGGTTTATATCCTGTCTTACCTAATACTCTTGTTACGAATAATTGGTTAGACTCTTGTAAGTAAGATTTAGCAACATAAGGAAGTTCATATTTTGGATTTAAATTGCCGTCCTTTTCAGGGGAAGTTCCACCAAAATATGTTTTAAATTCGTCGAAATCTGTAATCAAAATTGGTTCAAATGCGGGACCCTTTAATGTCTCACCCACTAAACCCAATGTTGTTACTCCGACACTTTGTGCTACGAATGTTAGATCCTTCTCAGATGTGTAGACACCTGGAGAAACGAATACTCTGTTTGAATTTGCCATCGATTTTTGTTTGGTTAATTATTTTTATTAGTTATCTTATAAATATCTTTGTTTTTACCAAAGATTTCCCTACTTTTTTAAAAAAGATATATTTATATCTTTTATTATCTTTTTTTATCCTTCTATATGGAAAACAAACAGAAAAACGTAAAAATCAGTGAGAAACACCACGAAATGTTAAAAATACATTGTGAAAAAAATGGATTAAAAATCTATAAAGTTTTAGAAAAATTTATAGAGGACACTTGTAAACCCAAAAAGAAAGATATCTACGGAGAAAGTTAGTGTAAGTATGTGACACCAATTACTGAACCAATAACGGGTTCACCTAATAGTGTAACTACATTAGAACTAGTAATATCAAATCCCGCACCCTCCTCTTCCACAAGACCGTTAATATCTAAGGTAACAATTGCATCTATCGAATTCAATAACGTGAATGATACAGAACCACCATTATATGTGTAATATTCTGTTGACACCTGCATTGTCTTACCATAAGTGTCAACAATGATGTTGTTTCTTCCTTTATAATATGTTATAGTAATCGAACTACCTTCTGATGGTGCTTCACTAAAAGTAACTTTTGAAGTTGTAGAAACATGAAAATATTCAACATCTCTTTCCTGTAAAAGACCATTAACCGAAACATTAAATAAAATACCAATACTTTCACCAACACTAAATTGGGTCTGCATGCCATCTCCCGTAAATGACATTACGGTAATATCTACAATTTTATTAACAAATTTCTTTTGATATCCCTTGGGTTCAATAAATTCGTTTAATAATATCATCCTACTAATTGCTGGTTTAACTTCAAACTCCTCCGAATCAATAAGGAAACCTAACATCGTAAATTTATAATTTTGTAAATAAAATCTACGACCATCTATAAGTTCCATTGGTGTATTATCCTCAATACTGTCTAATATTATTGGAACGTAATGTCCTTTTACCGTGGTGTACGATTGTCTAGATGAGAATTTTTGTAAAACAATTTTATTGAATTTATTTAAATCTCTGATTTTTGTACAAACAATGTTAATCTCATATGTAATATCTATTGCGACAGGTTGTGGCATTTTATAAACATCCGCACCTAATTGATTACCGTTCCAAGTTGGTACCGAGGCGTAGTAAAATGTACTTCTATCAGGTATGGTTCTTTGTACCACAGGATTCGTTCCGGGTTGAACCTCAGGTCTTCTAACAATAGACACAAAGGGTAATTTCATATTACCATCATCATCCGAGAACTCCCAATTATTTGAAAACTCCCCCCACCTTTGTATGGTTAAAATTCTTGGTATAATTGGAATAGTATTACCGTCACTAACCACCTTAAAATTGGTTTTAACGAAGTCTAACATTCCACCATCCAAATCCTCATGTAATATAGAATCGGGTAAGTATGAGTCTGATTTCGTTATTCTATCCAATAACTCCTGTCTTCTCTCAATTACCTGTTTACCTTGATAAGTTTCCTTACCTGCGTACACATCAATATTATTTTTTCTTTTAGGTACACCCATATTATACGCCTCTAAATTCGGATTCCTGTGCCGGTACACATGTTATAGTTCTATAATGAGGTTTGAAACCAAACATTTTATGTTTATTATCGGATGTCACTCTACCATCATTTGATACTGTGTAATATCTTAATCTTTCTTCACTATCTGAGTATCCAATAAAATCACCATATCTGATATCAATTTTTAACTCCTCTAAATGTTTTATGTAAACCGATAATGTTAAATTACCAGGTTCCGCATAACGATTTAACCCATTTTTATATGATGAGTTTTTAGGTTCATCTATTTTAACCAATGCATTAAATTCAATTGGAGGTAGATACTTTATTTGGTCCTTTCCCACTTCAGCATAAATGTCATCTGTTACCGTATTTTGTCTATCGACACGATAAAGAACTAATTTCATATTCAAATCACCATGTAAGTACTCTTGACCCATCTGAATATTGATGTCAAAGTCGTCCTGTGAGAAGAATTTACTAAGTCTTGTAATTGGAACCTTGTTATTCATATCCTAATAAATAGTTTAATCTTACAATCTATTTAGTTATATTATATTATATTATGGAAACAAAAATTCCCGAGGTAGAGGCTCGTAACATTTTATCGACATATGAGGGTTCTAATAATCAATTATTAGAATGGAAGAGAAAGTTTGCGGATGTTAAAAATTTTAAATTAACGAGACCTCAGGCGGAGTATGTTTTTAAATTTAAAGACGTAACTCCAAAAGTTGCAAGAAAACACATCAATATAGTTAGTACGTTTGGTGAGAAGATAATGGAAGAAAGATTACTCCCAATACCACCAACTAAAATTTGGTGTGAAAAATTATTATGTGAATCGGATAAGGCGTATCATATATGGGGTAAAGTTTTAGAAAGTGACCAATTAAATGCGATGTGGTTACCCAAGGCGGCAATAGTACAAGAGGAAAAGAAATTAAATAGGGTTATTGATTACTCACCATATAGTACCAGACCTCCAATGGAACACCAAAAAATTGCGGTTGAGAAATTATTGGCCAATGATAAATTTATATTGGCGGATGATATGGGTTTAGGTAAAACAACATCCGCAGTAATTGCATCATTAGAAAGTAAAGCAAGGAAGATACTTATAGTATGTCCCGCATCTTTAAAAATAAATTGGGAAAGGGAAATAAGAAACTATTCAGACAGAAAAGTTTTAATAGTTGAAGGACGTAAATGGGGTTCTACTTTTGATTTCTACATTATTAACTATGATATTATTAAAAACTACCACACTACAGACAAGAGTGAGGATAGCGACGATTATAAACTTTTGGTTAATGCCAATTTTGACTTGGCAATCGTAGATGAGGCTCACTACATTTCAAACGCAACCGCAAATAGAACTCGTTTACTAAATGATGTTCTTGAAACCATACCTAAAGTTTGGTTATTAACTGGTACTCCGATGACATCGAGACCAATTAACTATTTTAATTTATTAAAGATTGTTGAATCACCATTGGCACTAAATTGGCAATCATATGTTCGTAGATACTGTAAAGGTTATCAGTTCAATGTGGGTAATCGTAAAGTTTGGAACACAAGTGGTGCAAGTAATTTAGATGAACTTCGTGAACGAACAAAGAATTTAGTTCTTCGTAGAATGAAAACCGACATTCTTGATTTACCTGAAAAAATTGTTACACCGGTTTTTGTTGAATTGAGTAGTAAGATGTACGATGAAGAGTTAGAAGAATTTACACGTATCAGCAACGACAAGAAAAATGATGAGACAATAACTGTAACATTAAATCGTTTAATGAAAATTAGACAACTTATTGCTTACGAGAAAATACCATATACTTGTGAATTAATTGATAAGTGTTTGGAACAAGGTAAAAAAGTGATTGTCTTGACAAACTTCACAATGAGTCTTGATATGTTACATGAGAAATATAAAAAGAACTCAGTAACTCTTGATGGTCGTATGAATAAAGACAGACGTCAAGAAAATGTGGACAGATTTCAAAACGATGATAAAATAAAAGTGTTCATTGGTAACATTAAGGCTGCGGGTGTTGGTATTACATTAACCGCCGCAGAAGTTGTTATTATGAATGACCTATCATTTGTTCCAGCCGACCACTCACAAGGTGAAGACCGTGCATATAGATATGGACAAAAAAATAGTGTTCTCGTTTACTATCCTGTATTTGAGAACACCGTTGAAAAGATTATTTATAATATCTTACAAAAGAAAAAAGGGGTAATTGATCAAGTAATGGGTGACGGTGAATATTCTGAATCGTTTAGTAAAGACTTACTTAAAAGTCTCCTTTAATTCTTTTAATTTATCGTCCAATAATTTTTCTAATTCAACATCTTCAATATCCGAAATGTTTACCAAAATTTTATTAGGGTTTAATGAGTGGGTGATAAAGTTTTTATCACCTTCTTTTTGATATGTAAATTCAAAATCGTTGATTCCACATACTTGAAATAATTCATTCAGTTTATCTGTCATTTTTCTTTTCTTTTATATAACAATTCTTCGGGAAATAAAAACACAGGATTACCATCTTGAATTGTTGACTTTATTTTTGTTATATTGTTTTTAAATACATATACATGATTATCACCCGAATTGTAAAATACAAATGCATTTATGTCTTTGTATTTTTCTAAAACCATACTCACATTAATATAATAATACCCATCAATTAATTTACATCTTGAAACTCCCTTAACTTGGACAGTACGTCTTTTTTCGTTGAATAGTAAAATACAATCAATACCATCTAACATATCATTAACATCACCAGGTTTACCATCATTAAATTCGACACCTGTTGCCTCAGGAACATATTTTTTATAATTGGTTGTGAAATGTTGAGTATGTGATTTACCCCTATTCCAAGTGTCAACCATTAAATAAATCAATTCTTTATAAAAATCAGATTCCTCATCAAAAAGGATATTACTAAATTGATTAGTGTACCTTAACATTTTTTTAACAGGATTAAATGAATCTTTATAATCTAAATGAAAATTTTCTTTAAATGTTATACTATCATTTATACCTTTATCGATTAATAATTGATTTATTTTATTTTTCAAATGTGTTAATCCTGTTCTATTTGTGTTTAAACGATTAAAGTGTGACCAATATAAATGACCATTTTGGTCATAATCCATAACCCCCCAAACTTCTCTACCATTAATTTCACCTTTACCCCATCTATTTAAAGGACCCCATTTTTTAAATGCAATCTCACCCAATTCAACAATTATTGTCCTTTTTATTTCTTTGATGGAGATAATGGTTGCAAAATCTTTGGTTTGTTCTTCACTATAATATAGATCTGTAGTCATAATACAAATATATGATATTTATAAGAATATACCAAATTATGGCAGCAACTATCATTTCACAACCAGAAAAAGAAAAATTATATACACAGGTAATGCACCTTTTGGGTATGCCTGTTCGTGGAATTGAATTAACCGAAGAACAGATGGACACCTTTATGGAGTTATCTTTATCTGAATATGAACAATATGTATCGGATTGGTTAATAGAATCACAATGGTCAGCATTGGCGGGATTAGATGTTGATACCCAATCACTAACAAGAGCATTTACAACAAGAAGTGTTGATTATGAAACCCAATATACTTACGCATATTCAAAAATTGTGGGTTTACAGGCTGGTGGTGATAATGAAATGAAAAAAGATTTTATTGAACTTTCAGGGGGTACACAAACATATTTAATTCCCGCGGGTCGTGAAATAAACGAATTATTATGGTTCACAAGAGCAGAATTAACCGACTCAATTGTAGATCCATTTATCGGTGGTTTTGGTGGTCTTGGTGGTGTTGGGTTTGGTGGTGTCGGTGGTTTCGCTCAAGTCGGAGCGTCTGGGTCGTATTTTATGTTACCAGCATATGATTTGTTATTAAGAATGCAAGATAGAAATATAAAAAACCGTCTTATTGGTGGTGAATTAACATATAGAATTACTGCAGGTCCTAATGGTACTAAATTAGTACATCTTTATAACGTACCGGGTGGTAAATTTGATTTTGGTTCAATAAGTACTAACAATTATAAGGTTTGGTATTGGTATTATGATACTACAGATAGAGATACATGTTTAGATAAAAATAAGGACGTAATTAAATTACCGTCGGATGTTGATACAGAACAATTAACTTGGGATTCGTTAAATAAACCAGCACAAAACTGGGTTAGAAAATATTTGATTGCGTTTTCAAAAGAAGGTTTGGCAAGAATATGGGGTAAATTCTCAGGTGATTTACAAGTACCTGACAGTTCTGTTAAATTAGATTACTCTTCATTATTAACTGAAGCAAAAGACGAAAAATCTAAATTAGTGGAAGAACTTATGGCTAGATTAGAAAGACTCCGCCCCGATAAACTTCTTGAAAGAAAGGCTAACGAAGCGGAGAATTTAAATAAGTCTCTGAAGTTTAGAGCAATGCCAACACCTATTACCGTTATCTAAACCTCGATAGCGTGATAGGCATAATCGTGATTGTTATTTTCAATAATTTCATCTTCATTACTGATAGTACTTTCTGCCTGTAGAGTTAAAACTTTTCTATTGTGTTCGACCCAATGTCGGTCAACCAATTTTAAACTATCTTCTACATACATAAAGTAAGGGTCTCTTTGTACTCTATTCCAAAATATAACCTCACTATCAGATAAAGTCATGACCTCATCGAATTTATCTTGACCACCTTCCTTTAATGGATAACCATTAACAAGGTCACATTGTGATTTGGTAAAATACTGTCTATCCTTCGGGTCCTCGACTAAAATATCTTCACGAATATTTGGATTAAAAGCAACTAATAAAGGTTCCACTCTTTTATTAAAATTATTAAGATAACGAGGAACATTATAATCACCTTTTAAATTAGGATTATTTGTAATTTCTTTTTCATCAATCATGTAACAATTAACTTCAATATAACCATCGGGCATTGGGTACCCATTTTTTGTGGTAAATTCTTCTTGTTGTTTCTTTGTTGGTTTTGTTATTTTTTGAACGTCACCAGAAGATTTTTTTGTTCCGTTATTAATATAATAAATTGTATCACCTAAACCGGCAGGATAATCATTTAATATAATTAACTCCATATGTGCTTGTCTTGACATTAAAGAACCTGCCTTAGTTGTTTTGGTTACATATTTTTTATAATCATTAATACCTTGTTTAACACGAGCCTTATTTGCTATTTTTGATAATGGGATTTCTTTATTGTAAATTTTCTCCACGTAATCATAATACAATTCTACAAATGAATGTCCATCACCATTTAACAAATATTTCAATCCCTCATCCAAGAACTCAACAATATATGTCTGTAATTTTTTAGATTTAATTGTATTACCTGTTAACTTAATTTTCTCCTTACCTTTTTTCATTAACTTAATGATATAGTTTTTACGAGAGACATTAATACATGCCGGCGCGGTGTAATCAATATCAAGACCCATTTCATTTCTCATAAAAATATCATTAAACTCTGCAGTGTCGGCCTCAATTCCGTGATATTCTTTACCCTCTTTAACAAGTTCATTTAAACCTTTACCAATGTAAACAGTATCCTTTGCACTTTCAGGAGTTTCGAAGTTCACACCATCCGTGTCCATTACAAGTGGTTTATAACCTTTCTTCATAAAGAACATAATCATCATACGTAAACATTGACGACCGATACATGTAATTGTTTCACCAGAATCCATCTCACCCCAAGGGAATACGTGTGGTGCAGATAATGAACCAAAGTATGCGTTAATAAAAATCTTAATTGGTAATTGTTTACGGTCATACATTTCCGCAGCAACAGGGTCACTATCTTTTAATTCACTGGCAAGATGTTTATATTTGATACGAATGTTACGGAAATATTTTAACATCGATTTTTGTACCCCCATAACATCACACGCAGGAAATACATCGTACACCAATTGGATTGATGGATATAGTGATGAATAGTCAAATTTAACAATGTTCTTTGCGTAACCAACATTTAATAAACGAGATAGTCCTCCCGTAAATGCTCGTTTCTCATCCTTAGATGGAATTGCTAAATTATTTTCATATGACCATGCTAACATTATTATCTTCCATAATGTTGCCGTACCCATAGTGGCAATTCTTTCATATGTTGTCGGCACCAATTTAGAAAGTAGAAATGTTGATTGAGAAAATGAATCATCAACAATCATAGTCTCATACAAGTCATCGTCAAGATATTGTTCAACAATTTTTCTACCTGGCCATATTTCAAATTTACCTGGATATTTTTTTAATAAATCTTCTGTACCGGGTTCACCTATTTGTTTATATCCACCAGTTTTCGGGTTAACATAATAACTTTCATTGTCGAGATATATTTTAGATATCTTACTACCCTCAACGTAAACCCGATTAGGTTTTTCTTTTTCCAAATATGTTGTAATGTATTTCAAACCCCACGATTTAATCTCGGAGTTAATTGCCTGTGCTCTTCTTACCGAATGGGCGATATCAATAATATTGAATCCCCATATAACATGTTGAGTATATGGTTCCACTTCGTTGGCAAGTTTTAACATTCCTTCTTTTTCTTTAATACCTTGAGTAGTAAAGATTTGTGTCAAACCGTCAACATCAACACCAAGAATTTGTGCTCGTTTTAAAATAAAAGGAAAGTCGAAGAAAGCGGAGTTATATCCAGCAACAATTGTTGGTTTTAAATCTTTTATATATTGAAAAAATCTTTCGATACATTTCTTTTCACCGTCTTCACCAAATGCCGGAATTGTTTCATTCATTCCACGGTTATCCTTAACCCCAATCAAAATGATATTACAAGTTTCAGGGTCTAAACCTGTGGTCTCAATATCGAATACAAATCTATGTACCCCACCGTAATCATCAATACCCTTAAACAATCTCTTTTTTGTTTGGATAAGATATTGTTCTACTGGTGATAATACCGTAAAATTGTGTCTAACTTTTTCATCCCACGGATTTAATCCACCCATTCTAAAAAATGAAATCAAATCCGTATATGATTTAATACTTTTAACTAAGTATTTCATACCCGACTCAAGTCTCTCATCACCGTGAGTTTCTAACTTCTCAATAATAATCCCAAACTCACCCATACGTTTCTTTTGTACAGATTTAGAATTACCATAAAAATTTAAACCTGACAAATCACCAACCCACATAAATGGTGTGAATGAATCTGGTTTAACGATTTTTCCCTTTTCAGGGTCTTGAATGATTTTGTAAATTGTATTGGTGGGGTAGTCGTATTCAACTCCGACAATAAATTCTTCGGGGTCACCACCGTTAAGGAAGTTTTCGATAACTTCCTGAGAGATAACTTCTTTCATCTTATAATTTTTTTAAATGTGACGTATTTTCTTGTGGAAAATCCACAGTTTGCCTTGTTACATTTATAAATATAAGAAAAAAAATGGGTAATTAAAAAATATTAATGAATAATTTTTCCTTAACCGGAAGTATAAGTTTTGTTGTTGGGTTTCCGTTCGTGTCTAAAAATTGAACAGTTATTTTCCCTTCAAATTTTCCAATTTCAGATGTTTGTGATTCTGTAAATCTATGTGTGATATAATATTCGTCGGTTGTTTGATCATACCTTTTATTCCTTGTTGTGATTAAACATTCACTATTAAGAATATGAGGAACCCCTGTTTTTGTGTCAGACATTTCAAATGTAATATCAGAATTTTCAAGCAAGTCATTAAATGACGATTTATCGTTTTTACCGTCATCAATTAATCTCATTTTTAATATTGGGTCACTTGCCCCTTGTCTGATAAAGAATTCCATATTTTATAAATATATTAAACAGGGGATGATTCGTAAAAAGTTATTGTCGTTTCTGTTGGATCAATATAAAAAGAACCATTTGCAACTGCCATCCAACCATTTCCATTCCTATATGGTGATGGATTACCACCACTAAACCATAAAGGTGAGTTTAAAAGTTGTCTTACTACATTATTACTATCTCTAAAATACCAACCGGCGAGAGGTGTTCTATTCAGACCGTCTTGGGATAAACCAAATGATAGATAGTTACCACCATAACTATTCCAAAGAATGCTCGCTTGTGCGGTATAAATAAACTCTCCGTTAGGTGCACTTGTCGGTGTAGGTGTTGGAGTACTAGTTGGGGTCACTGTGGGTGTGGGAGTTAAATCTGAATAACTGGTTACATTTAAATTAACATAGTCAACCCATGGTCCGTGATTACCATTCCAATTTCCCACATCTTGACCCGTTATTTGAACTTCTACCGTAGTTATAGTATCAAATGTGGCGGGAATTTCACTTCTATTTAAAGTTAATGTTATGTCTGTGTAATTTAAAGGGGCAATACTTGAACCTGTCGTTTTTGTTGCAATTGTTGTTCCGCCGGAGTTTTTAAATAATAATGTAAAATTATATGTGTCATTATTATTAGGTCCATTTTCTTCTCTTTTAATATTAAGAATACCCTCAAAAGAATCGGAGGATGAAATATAACTACTCACATTAACAGATTGACTAACAGTTCTACTTACATATGTAAAATATAAAACACTATTTAAAACCGCAACTTGATTTGATGATGTATATGACCACGAACCAAATCCTCCACTTGATGTCCATCCAGTTGTTCCCAAATCAAAATGAGGATTTATTAACAATTGTGTTTCTTCACCAATTGTTCGTGATGCCGTTGGTGTTGGGGTAGGGGTTGGTGTAACTAAAGACCAAACAACATTTCCATTTAGATATGCGTTAGTTACTGAAGAACCATTAAAATATATGTTACTACTATTTTCAAATAAACTCATGTTAATCAATTATAATATACAGTGTACCACTAACAGGTGTCAATGCGGCATATGATGCGGACGTTATTGTTTGAATTGAAAATAAATTTGGTGACGTAACAATTTGAGACCCAACCGCATTTGATTGTTTTGTAATATCCAAAAATGCTCCTCTTGTTGAACCACCTTGTTCAAAAATTCTAACCCTATCTCTATATGAATCTATTATTACCCCACTACCACTTATGTTCGTATTTGTTGTTGGTTTTACCAACATCATTTCACCACCTTCTTCACCAATAGCAGTGCCAATTACAACACTTCCATTTACATTTAAATCATTTTTAAATTTGGCACTACCACTAAATTCATATGTGTAACCACTTGTTACAGAACCCGTGTTAAAGGCAACCGAACCACTTTCAACTATATTAATTGATGGGTTCTGCCATAAACCTTCAGAGAAAAGATATAAATGTCCGTGTTCTGGTGATGCGGGTTCCATAACACCAACATACATATCCTGACCTACGTTATACAGGTAACCATCATTTTGATAACCAATTGATGATGTTTGAAATTCCCATCCACTTGAATTGATACCTAAGTTTACATAATGTATATCTTCGTTACCGTTATCGGCGGTAACAACGATGTCTGAACTCGCCCCTGCGGTATTGTTTATGTTCTTCACATTAATTTGTGAATACGTTTCGGTATTACCAACAAAATTTGCGATGTTATAACTACCTGAACTATAAACATGTATCATCTCAGGATTACCTGATACTAAAGAACCACTACCAATAATGACAGCATTAGATATTTTTGTTGTGTCGGCAACAATGGTAAATACATTGGCATCCTCGTTATGGTCGTGACCAATATAGGGATGTGTATGATTTGGTGCGTCACCAAATTTAATAAAAGCACTACCGGAATCGTTTACACCTTTAATTAGTAGAGTATCGGACATACCAACATCACCTAACCAAACGTTGTCACCTACTTTGTAGTTTTCAGCACTTCCGGTGTCTGTTGAAATGAAATACCTTGCCTTTATAGATTCATTCACATCAAATGAACCCGTAACTTGTATATCATTTGTTGTTGCCCAAAATGAACCCGTTTCCGCGAATATTGAATCTCCACTAGAACCTGAAGTTCCACTGGTTCCCGATGTACCTGATGTACCTGATGTGGCAGCGTTATAAGATGTTCCATTTATAATAACGTCTCCAGTTACGGTAAGGGTATCCTCAACATTAACTTCATTTTTAAATGTTGTGTTACCACTAAAAACATATTTATCATTTGCCCCGAGTGTTTGGGTATTAAAACCAATACAATGATTATCAAAAACCGTAAATGCTGGATTTTCCCAATTACCTGCCGTGTAGATATGAACATGATTATGTCCCGTATCACCACTTAAAGTACCAATATATAAATCACTACCTCTATTAATAAGATAACCATCATTTGCACTACCGACATTTCCAGAACCGTATCCGCTTGAATTAATACCCATATTGATGTAATAATTGTCTTCCGTACCATTATCTGCACTTGCGACAAAATCACTACTTGCGGTATTTCCCGAGCTAAAATTCCTTATATAAACTTGAGTATAGTTATTAACGTCCCCAGCAAAATGTGCAATATTATAACTGTTTTCTGTTCCAACATGTAGTGCCTCTGGCTCATCCATGTGATGTATCGGTGTACCAAAAACACCAAATCCCGAAACAAATAAAAAATCCTTTACATAACCAATACCTTGAACATTTAAAGAACCGGTTACAAGAACTGAACCCGTCATTCTATGTGTATCGTTTAATGTGTCACCAAAAACGGTAGAACCACTTTGGGCTAAAGTTGTAACATTAGTTACAGATGAACTAACAATATATTCTTTCGCGGTTATAGAACCCGTAACAATTAAATTACCATTAATCGTCTGATTACCCTGAAATGTATGTGAAACACCATCAACAATAGTATTTTTTAATGTTTCTAACGTTGTTTTATATGTTGTCACACCATCATCAAAAATAGTGAAACCCGTTAAACTTGGGTTTGTGGTGCCGGTTAAATCCTTTATATACTTGTTTGCCATTTCTGTTTTTTCTTTTAAATTGTCTACAATAAATACTTTATTTTGTTATAACTTTTATAATTTATTATTTATTCTTTTTGATTATCCATTTGGTGTAGGGGTTGGTGTAACCAAAGCGGTAATGTCGTCCTCACAATTGTCCCCACATATTTCAAAATCGTAATTATTTAATCTGGTTATAAAATTATGTCTAACATGTACAAAATCTAAGGGATCTTCGTAATATTTTATTGATTTAATATTAAAACAAGAAACACCTTCATGTATTCCATTCATTAAACCGGTTCCACCACCCCAAGATTGAATATATGGTTGTTCACCTCTATCCGACGGTATAATTTCTTCCCAATCCTCTATTTTATAAATTGGTCTTCCGTTAAGGTAAATTTTTAATACACCTAATCTTCTTTCTCTTTCTTTATTCCATTCTCTATTTAAAACTTCTAAATCGGTATAATTCGGTGTGGCACCCGTTAACCAATCATATACACTTGTATTTAAAGTTCTACCGGTAATTAAATCATTCCAACCACCATCATTTTCTAAATTACAATCGGTGTATCTTTTATATCTGTCAAATGATATTGTTATATTAAAATCTTTTGTTGGTTGAGTAACGCATAATTGTGGAGTCTGACCACTGGCCACATAAAACCCGTCACTGTAACCATTTGTTGGGTCACAAACACCTGAATAGTGATGAGAAACCCATTTTATTCGTCTATCTGAAGTAAATTGAAATGATAAATTATTATCGGAATAGTTTAATGGG